GGTGCTTTTCCCTGTAATGCGTTCATTTATAATTCATCAAGATAATTTTCGCCGCGACGTTTTCTTTTTATTAAAACGATTCCGAGTGTCAGTGATATTAACCAACACTGAAATTGTGATAATCCGTAAGGTTCTTCGATCATAAACATTTTTAATTTTACTGTACTATACTATACTATTATTGCTTTATCTTGTTTTGTAATCTTGTAAGTGTGTAATGATGATATAAATGTGTAACTGATAAGAACAGAGATATATATGCTGCTGGGTTTTGTCTCGCGCGTTTATCAAATAGTATAAGTATAGCTAAAGATAAAGTTATTATAGTTGGCATGGTAAACAAAAAGAATTGAATATCTGTTAAATTTGCATTTTTATTGGGTTGGGTATCCATTTATTATAATTAAATATTTTTTCTAAAGATGTTTTCTACAAACAGCTTTATACATTTCTTTACCTCCTATGAGTTCAATTTTATCACTATTAACTATACGTTTCGTAAAAGGACCGTGTGTTCCATCCATGCATTCCATACACATGGCTGATAATTTGAAAACTTTATCGGCGAGTGGTATACAATCTAAAATTTCACCTATCTTTTCTTGTTTATAATCACCGTCGAGACCTGTTAATATAACTGTTTTACTATGTTTGAGTGCTTTTTCTACAAAAACTTTTAACCCTATAAAAAATTGTGCCTCATCTATGGCTATTACATCCACGTCTTGGTAATTGAGTTCGTTAAGATTATTTGTTTTTATACAATCAAATTTCATGTTATCGTGTGTTCGTAGAACGTCTTCTGCACACCGTGTATCTTTACACGAGTTTATGACGAGTATACGTTTTCCTATAACCTCGTACCTTTTTAAACGTCGAACGAGTTCGGACGTTTTACCCGAAAACATGTTCCCCATTATGATTTTCAAACTCATTATTAATTAGTATTGAACTTATACTTTTATATATCTTCTCAGGGTATAGTAGAAAAATGTTCATTTATATATTATTTTTATTAGCTTTACTTTTGAATGGATTAATAGGGTATGCGGTTTCGTATAAAAGGAATGTGAAAGAAGGTGAACCTGTATATGATTTAGGATTTGATTTATTACCAAATTTACAGAAATACGATCATTTTGGTGATTATGCGTTAATTATTCCTATACTCTTTGTTCTTTTTTCATGGGGTTCTTGGAAAACGTCAAAGCGTCAAAAATTTTTAACGATGTTCATTTTGATGTATACGTTTAGGGCATTATCAAATTACGTAACAACGTTACCTTCGTCTAAGGAATGTAAATTAAAACCACCGTTTGGTTTTTGTAACGATTATATGTTTTCTGGACACGCTACAGTTAATATAATATCATCGTATTACGTAGGTTCGCCTTTATGGCCGGTATGGCCAATACTAACGTCTTTGTTTTCGGTGGCGTCTCGAGAACATTATACTGTCGATCATGTAATTGCGTGGATTATTTTTGCAGCACTGAAATGTAAAATATAATATTTCTATATTTAAATGACCTTTAATACGTACGTTATAAATCTGGATTCGCAAAAGAAACGGTACGAAGCTCAGGAAAAGAAACTTAACGAGGTTGGTATTTATCCTACGCGTATAAGTGGGTATAGATTTAAAGAAATTGAAAACAGTGAATTACAAAAACATTTTGTTCAAACAACACCTTTATTAAAGCCGAGATCTGCTATTGGTTGTACTTATAGTCATATACAGGCACTTAAATATTTTATAAAGAACGATCCAAATGAAGTTGCTCTAATATTAGAAGATGATGCATTTCCGCTTTTTAGAGATGTAAATTCTTTAAGAATAAAGCTTGATGAAATAGATTGGGACTACTTAAGTTTACACTGTGATGGTGTATGCCCTAAAGAGGGTGGCGACCCTTATTTATTATCTGGTTCGACTGCGGCATATTTTATTACACGTGAAGGTGCAGAAAAAATAATAAACTATAAACATTCTTTTCATTATGATATACAAACAACAATAATGAAAAACTTGGATAAAAAAATTGACGATGAAAATTCGTTTTGGACGGATGAAAACTATAAAATGAGTGGTGAAATGAGTTCAAATAGGTATAATAGGTATTGTCATAAAGTGTATGATAAAATTACAGAAAAGGTAGTGAATAGAGGTGAAAAAACTGCTTGTCACTATAAAGATTATCGCATGTTTCGAATACCTGTATTGGGTTATGAGGTATCTGTTGAAGATATAGTTTTGTCTTTATTATTTATTTTAATTATATGTACAGCTTTTATCGGCGTAAAACACGTAAAAAGTAGTAAAAAATAGTAACGAAACTAATAAATAGTTTTGTTTTTTGGGATAGAGTGCGAGTAAAGCAATATTTATTAGCAAAATGTAAATGTAATAAAATTGATTATATTCTTTTAACATTCTAAACCACCGACTTTTGTTTGCGCTAGCTGGAAAAGAAACAAATATTGATTCTACTTTTTCTTCTTTATCAATTGGATTAAAATTTTTAAAAATTAGTTCCTTATCGTCGACTTTTATGAAATCGTATTTTTTACACAAACTATTCAAATTAACCTGATCATCCACACATTTCATTTGCACAGACTCTTTTAATATTATTTTAAGGTATTTAACATAACCCATGTACATACCAGCATTTGCGACGTCTCTATTATTATTACAGTTACCAAAAACAAATATTTCACCGAGTTTGTTCATAAGTTCGGGATCTTTTGATACGAGTACTTTACAATCGTAACTCTCAAAAAGACTCTTAACGTTTGAAATATCTTTATTTATCTTTGTATCAAACCCGTCGACGAAAACAATTATATCGTCGTCGCGTTTTGTTTCCATGTATTCCAGTAGTCCAATAGATTTATCAATGTATCCATTCCATTTCTTACCCATACCAAGAACTTTTACTTTAACACCAAAATCGTTATTTATAAGTTCTTCAAACATACCAGTTGATTTATTTGCATATGTTACGATTTCTATTGTCATTTATAGTATTACTATATTTAATTTATATAAAGAATTTATTAATTGTAATAATAAAATGATATCTTCTGAAACACTCCAAATTAAAAGATTAACACTAGATGCAACTTTACCGACACGTGCGTCTCCGGGATCAGTTGGATACGATTTATACAGTTTAAACGATTTGGTTATTCAACCAAATTCTAGGGATATTGTGAGTACGGGTGTATGTGCGACTATTCCCTTGGGGTGTTATGGACGCATAGCACCAAGGTCGGGTTTAACGGTAAAATACGGAATTCACGTCGGTGCGGGTGTGATTGACCCTGATTATACGGGTGAACTTAAGGTTTGCTTATTTAATCTCGGATCAGTTCCGTTCGAAATTAAACAAGGGGAAAGAATTGCTCAGTTAATTTTGGAGAAGTGTTCAACGCCTCTTATTCAAGAAGTGGACGAGTTAAAGAAGACCATGCGTGCGAATAGAGGTTTTGGGTCTACGGGGACGTTATAATTAATTATTAGTTACCGAATGCGACGCCACCCATACCATTCTTAATCCTGAGAATGTTATAGTTGACACCGTATGCGCGAATAACCTTAACACCACCGCTGCCGGGGTTATCAATAATTGAGTTTGGTGTGTCTATGGTTATCTTTGCAGTATCGATACGCGAAAAGTTGAGCGTACCAGTTGGTTGCGATTTATTCATCGTAAGACTGAATGGCCATGTTTTGACTGGTTCTTGGTCGAGTACATCCGGGAGCACGGAACAGTGTCTCGTTGGAACAACTTTTTGGTGGTATACGTTCGACATGTTTTCGGAAAGTGCTGTACCATTAATGTACAAAGATGCACTCTGGAACGTATATTTCTTTTCTGGTTCATCTGCACTACTAGAGTCATTACTCGTGGCAATGTGAACGGCCTTGACTGGGTGGTTAAAGTACGAAAGGTCAACCGACGTATCCGTTTTAGTCATGGGTTGGAACTGTGTTTGTGTAATGAGAATTTCGTGTTCGTTATTCGCGAAGAATTCGCGTTCGGCTGTGTCGAGGAACACATACGACGCGTAAGCTTTTATGGTTGGTAATAAGGATGCACCACTTCTAAATTTAACTCGAATTTCAACTTCGTGGTATTGGAGCGCGACGAGTGGTAACGCTTTTGTCCAATCTTCACTAAAGAAGAATGGGATAACGTACGCATCTGTACATCTATTTGCACCTCCATCGGCTGTGGTTGTAGCAGCAGTTGCCTTTGCCTGTGATTCGTTATAGAGAACGTTATGCACGCCGGCGATAAAAAGGGAATCCAATTTGCACACTTCTTGACCGCCGATCCAAAGTGAGAAATCGGTTACTGTAGTATCACTGAGGGAAAAGAGACCTTTGGTACCGTCTTGGTTGATTTTATCACCTTCAAGCCAAACATAGCTTAAAAGATCCCCCTTGGACTTTATTGGAATAGATATTTCATTACCCGCACTTGCCGAACCGATAAAATCGAGACGTTCTGGTTTTATAGCGAAGTTAGTGTGACGTTTATAGTTTTGTCTGAAGAAAGAGACTTGTGGGTCGCCTGTGATGTACACATCTTGGGCACCGACCGATACGAGGTCAATCAAAGCAGCTGACATATTTTACTAATATACTATATTAAAAAAATCGAGCGATAACGTAATAAGAAAAATGGTCGTCTTTCAAGCACTTACCTGGGAAACGGAAGACAAAGATGATGAGCATTTGATACACATTTTCGGTAAAACGAGAAAAGGTCAATCTGTGTGTGTGACAACTGTGTTTTCGCCGTACTTTTTTATAAAACTTCCTACGGATGATTACGAAGTACACGCCGAAAACTATTTTAAAAGTATTTGTCGGGCGTGTCCTGGTTTAAATATGAGTTATGAGATACAAACGTCAATGGACGTTTGGGGGTTTCAGAATAGTCGAAAATTTTATTTCATTAAACTAAATTTTGAAACATTAGCGAATCGTCGTAAGGTTGGGTATGCACTTAAACAGTCTATAAAGGTGTATGAACAAACGCAACCCAGACTCGAAGGTGAACCGTACGAGGAACCTAATTTTGAATTTGTAAAAATGAAACTATACGAATCCAATTTGGATCCGGTCCTGAGGTTAATGCATATAACGGGTATCCAGTCAACGGGTTGGGTAGATTCTGGGGACCTTTGTTCTGATGCAAATTATGCAAATACAAGTTTGGATTTAATGTGTAAAAATTGGAAAGTGCTTAAACCTGTTGATAAACCTGAAACGGCACCTTTTGTTGTTGCGTCTTTGGATATTGAGTGCAATAGTTCGACTGGTAAGTTTCCTGATGCCGAAATACCGGGTGATTGTTGTTTTCAGATAGCAGTTTCACTGTGTACATTTGGTACAGATACACCTTACGACAAAACGTGTTTTTGTTACAAGGAAACCGATTCCAACTTGGAGGGTTGTAATATTTTGAGTTATAATTCAGAAAAGGGAATGCTCGAGGCGTTTGGTAGATATATGGCACGAATGGATATCGATATAATAACAGGTTGGAACATATTTGGTTTCGATATGGAGTATATTATGAAACGTGCAGATATGGTTGGGTGTTCGCAAGAATTTTACGAATTAAGTAAACTTAAGGGGTATGAATGTAAAATGAAAGTTAAAAAGTTGTCGTCGAGTGCTTTGGGTGATAACGAACTGAAACTTTTACCTATACCCGGTCGATTCATTTTTGATTTGTTCCACGAGGTAAAAAAGGGGTATAAGCTCGATTCGTATAAACTCGACAACGTTTCTAAGTTGTACCTCGGTGATCAAAAAATAGATATGCCTGCGAAGGAAATGTTTGCGCGTTTTAGGGAGGAGGATCCAATTAAGTTACGCGAGGTTGCTGAGTATTGTATTAAGGATACGTTATTGCCACACAGATTATTGTCTAAGTTGTGTACACTTATTAACCTATTGGAAATGGCAAAGGCGACGTGGGTTCCCCTATGTTACTTGGTAGAGAGGGGTCAGCAAATTAAGGTGTTTAGTCAGTTAACGAAAAAGGCGAAGGAAATGGGGTACCTCGTTCCGACTATAGAATGGGGTCAAGGTATTGTTGATGGTTATGAAGGTGCGACCGTACTCGAGGCTCAAAAAGGGGCGTATTATACGCCTATAACTGCACTCGATTTTGAGGCGTTATATCCTTCTATAATGATGGGACACAATTTGTGTTATTCAACACTTATTATGGATCCTATATACGAAAATAAAAAATTATATCCGAATTTGGAGATCGAAACGTTTGGTAAATTTAAGTTTGTTCAAAATGTACCGAGTCTTATACCGAGTATTTTATCGGAACTTAAACAGTTTAGAAAACAGGCTAAGAAAGATATGGCAAATTCGACTGGTTCGCTTAAGGAAATGTATAATGGTAAACAGTTAGCATATAAAATTTCCATGAATTCTGTGTACGGTTTTACTGGTGCGTCTAAGGGTATGTTACCGTGTGTACCCATAGCATCTTCTACAACTATGAAAGGGCGTATGATGATAGAGGATACAAAGAATTACGTTGAGAAACATTATCCGGGAGCAAAGGTAAGGTATGGAGATACTGATTCTGTTATGGTCGAGTTTGACGTTGGTAATCGTAAAGGGAAAGAGGCGATAGAGTATAGCTGGGAACTTGGAGAACGCGCGGCGGATGAATGTACGAAACTTTTTAAAAAACCGAATAATCTAGAACTTGAAAAAGTGTATTATCCGTATTTTTTATACTCCAAAAAAAGGTACGCGGCAAAGCTTTGGACGAAAGGTAAAGACGGTAATATGAACATGGATTATATCGACGTTAAGGGTCTTCAACTGGTTCGTCGAGATAATACGCCGTATATGCGCGATGTATGTAAAGAACTACTTGATGTTATATTGGAAAGTAACGATACGAGTATGCCTAAGGCTCTTGCTTTACAACGTGCTATTGAGTTACTAGAAGGTGATGTTCCTAACGAAAAACTTATACTTTCGCAACAACTCAGTGATTCGTATAAATCTGATAATTTACCACACGTTCAGGTTCGTAATAAGATGCGTGAAAGGCAACCCGGTTCTGAACCACAATCGGGTGATAGAGTACCTTATATATTGTGTAAAACCTGGGATCCTCGTGCAAAGGCGTTTGAGAAGGCTGAGGATCCAAAATATGCGGAAGATAAGAAATTGGAAATTGATTACTCGTATTATTTCCTTAATAAGTTTTTGAACCCCGTTTGTGATCTTATAGAACCTTTATTTGATGATCCTAAAGAGGAAATATTTGGAGAATTGATAACGCGTTCTAAGCCCGAAAAAAGAAGTAGACTTTGTGATTATGATCCTAAGCAAAGACGAATATCTGATATATTTAATAAAGTTAAAAGATAGCACATATTGTAATATATAATATGATAACATCTATTTTTTCAGAAACGTTCGAGGTTTTTGAAAAAAATAAAAAATTATTCATAAAATGTGAAATTGCAAAAATGTATATTAAAATATCTGAAAGGTATAAAATTCCTTTTAATGAACTCGTGAAAAGATGTAAATATATTGATGTTGATGATAAGTTTAATACACCAGAATTCTTAGATTCGCGTCGTTTTTGTGAGTGTTATAGTTCCGAATTACAAATATCATTTTTAAAGGATATTTATAAAAATGTTGATAAGGCGAAGTGTGTAACTTTAGAGCGTTTAGCAAAAGAGACGAATGGTTTAGTTGATATTTCAACATGTTTAGATCTTATTGTTGATACACACAAAATTAAACCAATAAACGGTGATTTATGTTGTGGTATTACAAGTACTAAGGGTAAGGTATGCATGAAGAGGGCTATAACAAATATAGGGGATTATCCCTTTTGTTCAAAGCATGCAAAACATGCGAATATTAATAATGTGCCCACATTAACTTCTTGGAATAGTTCAACTACTAACTCAACTATTAGTACTAGTGATAGATCTGCTATATCACAATTCATGAGTGATTCTGATGACGAAACAGATTTACCTATTAAACAAACTGTTTATAAATAATTATAAGATGCTTAAAGTTATGCGTTAATTTTAGTATAAGATGAATAAATCCGATATATTATTAACGTCTATAGATAGTTTTTATCAAATACCAGAGAATAAAGCTGTTTTAACCCAGATTTTGAATAAATCTGGTGGAATTTCTTTACGAAACCTTGAATGGTTTATAACAAATTATTCTAAAAAAAATAATTTAACGTATAAAACGGGCGATGGTAAAATATTTAGTGTTCACTGTGCATATAAATCGAGTTTAGATGGGTACAGTAAAAAATTATTTGATCCATTTTGTCGAACTGAAAAGATTAGTTATATAGTACCAGGAACAAATGATGAAATTCATACAACTGTAGCACAGTTAAATTTCATCAGATGGTGTATAAAAAACAATATTATAGATTATATAAAAACACATAAATTTCAGTTATTTAATAAGCACGTCTCATAGTCCCATTTTCAAATATAAATGTTTGGTATCCTACGTAGTATAAGTGTAAGTTATAATTGTCTGTTAAATCACTTGCCATTTTTATATTTATTTTTGTTCTGTTTGATTTTAAATTTGTAAAATCTAAACTTCCCGATGGTTCCACATTAATCGGATTCATCGAGAATGCATACGTATATATGTTTCGTATTGGTCTAGATAAACGACTCAATAAAGGTACTGTATATTTATAGTATTTATGATCCGTGTCTTGAAAACCTGGTACATCTTCGCCATTTATGTATATTTTGGCGCTCGATAAAGGTGGGTAATAAAATTCATTCTTAATTTCATAAAGAACGTTTGATGATAAGTTAAATCGATTATGGAAATGGTATTTTCTGTTATCTGTAGAATCTGTAAATCCTGAACCCCTCGCTATATTTTCATTTTCATACGTTGTATTTCTTAAAAACCAATTAAGTGTTTTAACTGGTATTTTAGGAACAAGTTCTAAAGGGATATCTGTTTGACCCGCTTTTATGAGAAGCGAAGGGTGTTTTTGTACTATATCCGTAATAAATTCGTGTTTAATATTTTTTATGTAGGTTCTTTCTTTAGAATCTAATGAAATTTCTTCTGTAATTATATTAAAACTTGGTAGAGATAATGTCGAACTTTCGTCTGTAAAAAATGTTTGGGGGTAAAAATCTATGACGAATTGTATTTTTTGTTTGTGTATAGCACACGTTGGAAAATATGGTCGGTTAGGTTTATTTGTTTCGTATTCATCACTTTCATATTTCCTTGAGAAGAAAAGGGGTATAGGTATAAAAACGTGTGATTTGTATTGAGAAAATTGTTTATTTACCGAATTAATAGATGTATCTTCAGCTAAATTTCTATTTAAAGTGTATCTTTTTGTTCTTTTTTCAGATTCATCGAGATAAAGTTCATCGTAAATGATACCCCAATCTGCATGGTATTTTTCAATGACAAGATCATCTACACGCATTGTTAATTGTTTAATAATGTGTCGACCAATTTGATCTGAATAATTAAACGTTGAACTTGATGTTAATGCTGGTAATTCAATTGAAATGTACATATTTGATAAGAGATCGCCCATGTTACGCGGATCTAATGTTACAGTAATAGATTCCCCGAAAGGCCAATTGGCTGTTGCGTTTCCTGGTTTGTTTATGATTGTACTTTTATGAAACTTTGTGAAATTTGAATGACGTTTGGGTTCGTAATTAAATAACGATTTTTTGGTTTCATTTTCTATTAAATATGTATCTTGTTTACCTATAGCATTTATAGATATGATAGCGCCTGTATCTGGACCACTTGTATTTGGACTACTTGTATCACACATGTTACTTATTATTTACAATTTTTTTAAATATTGTTATAAATCATGATTGGTCTATTTTTAAATTCTCTTTTAATGTATCTTTTAAGTCCTTCATACCATAATAAAATTTCGTTTTTAGATAATGAAAGTGGATGAATTGTTAATTTATTTGTTTTTCCTATTTCTCGATTTCTTAATTTTTCAATATTTGGTTTTTTTAGATGTTTAAAACAGGAATAACAGGTTCTTTTTATTTTTTGTGACCCAAATAGTTTATAAAAGCATTCATTGTTGTATAACCATAAAGGTTTTATTCGTTTATATTTTCTTATAAGTTCTCTAACTTCATAGTTATTGGATTTCATATAAACTTTTAAAGGATTTCCACATAAATAACAAAATCCTTTACAATAAATGTGCATAAAAGATATAATAGTTATTCTTTTATGTCACTTGCATATTATAATCAAGTAATAAATCCAGACGGCGTATCTGTATTGGGTATAAATAATAGCGTTGAAAAACCATCTCCTTTACAAGAAACAGAGACTCAAAACCAAACCGAAATAGAAATTGAAAATAGACAAGTGATAATAATTGAAATACGTTCAGTCTATAAATTATTATCGACTTTAATGTTTTCTTTGACATTTTCTTATTTTTTATTATTTCCCTTTGGGTACATAAATACAATAGATATGGTAATGTCTATAATTTCTCATTATTACGTGTTTAAAAATGATGTTAAGTTTTTATCTATTCACACGGTATATCTCATTTTAAGGTTTTTTATAGCTATATATTTTAAGTTTATTGAATATTTAGGGTATTATTTTGTATATTCTTTTATAAATACGTGTACAATTATAACCTTAGTCGCCGATCATAATAATATTATTACATCACGAATTCAAAGAAGACTTGATAATGTTGTATGAACAAAGAGATTTGGTTATAGCTAAGGGTTTATATAAAAACCAAGATGAAAAGTGTGAACGGTTTGCGAGAAGTATTCATAAACTTAGACAAGCTCGCAAAGAGTACGATGATAAACGTGAAAATAGAAAAATTAAGTTTCTAGACAATGTACCTGAAAAAAATATTCAAAATAGAATTAAAAATAATACATGTCAGGCGATTACAATCAATGGAAAGAAATGTAGTTTCAAAGCATCGTGTGGTATTTATTGTAAAAAACATGCTTCTAAAAAATAAATCTATTGTAATAATAAATGTTAGATCAGGAAACACTTCGACCTGTTATAATTGCAATGGCACTTTACCTTGCCATTTCTCAAATCGTACCAGAAATTTTAAAAAAACCAACTAATATTAAATTAATTGATGATATAGTTGCAATGCTTATCGCACAAAGAGGTTCACTTACTTCCGGTGCTATTCTCACCGGACTTATTGTCTTTATAACGAATTACATTAACGATGAATTCTTGTAATACATTTTCTTTAGAAGTTAATGCGCGAGTTTTCGGGTGATCCATATACCTTAATTTCTTGTTATATGCATCTTCCATGAATTCCGAGAGTTGTTCCATACATGGTTTTCCCCATTGCATACCTTTTTTAAATAAAAAGTCATCGTGTTTGAGAGTTTCAACATCACATTTTATAGTATAAGGTGTTTCTATATATTCCGTTGCACCTCCGTATTCTGTTATAATTACCGGTTTATTTCTTATTGCTGCTTCAACTGCTCCCATGCCAACACCTTCAGAAGAAGAGAAACTTACATAACAATCTCCTAGAGCGTGTATTTCTTCCATTTTTTCATCAGATACGAGATCGTTTATTACAGTTACGTTTGGTACATTTATTTTAACCGGATTTCTACACGTTGCTTTAATAAGAAGTCTAGCGTCTGGTTTGTTTAGTCGTATAAATGCTTCTAATATTTTATTAAAGTTTTTCCTTGGGTCGTAAACATTGCCTATATGATAAAATGTATACGGTCTTTTATCGGGAACGTGTGCATGTAAAATGTAAAATTCGGTCTCAGGAAACTGTCTCTTAAATACTTTTTTACAAAATTCGCTTGGTACGGCAATTCTATCGAATAGTTTAAAAAGTTTACCGTAATCTTCGTGTACAGTTTCGGTTTCACAGACAGTCATACACGTTACGTTTTTTATTTTACGTTTAATTTCGGGTATTCTGTCTAACCAGTATTGTATAGGAAGTGCAAAAATGAACGCATGTTCAGACTCTGGTATTTCTTCATGTATCTGAATATATTTAGTATATCCAGTATCAGGAAAGATATCCATATATTTTTTACAGTGTTGACCAATTCCACTCAGGAGAGTTGGACCGATGAATAACATTTAGTATAAAGATAATATTTCTTTTATATATATTACGCAATGGATTTCATTAGAAGACAAATTGATTCTGAAGCTCAAAGAGCAAAGGTTAGACCAGAAGCTGTTTTTGGTATACTTAGACAACTTGTTGATTATCTCGAACCACCAAAAAATGTTCCACAAACTCCAGCTCCAGCGCCAGCTCCAGCTCCAGCGCCAGCTCCAGCGCCAGCGCCAGCTCCAGCTCCAGCGCCAGCTCCAGTCAATAAACCAACTGCTAAACCAGCCGCTAAGAAAGTTGTTTCTACAACAAAAAAGGCTCCTGTCAAAAAAACACCAGCTAAAAAGGCTTAATACATTTAAAACCTTTGTGGTATAGGCATTTGTACTTGTACAGGTGTAGATACATTTTTACGTTTTAATATATAAAATCCACCTCCTATTAATAGAATTACCGTAAAAAGGTAATAAAGTGGATATTTCTTCTTTTTTTCCTTTTCCATTTTTTCGATATCCTTCTTATCTGGAAGCTTTTTAACGTTTACGTTAAGATCTTCAATCTTACCGATAAGTTTGTGTAAAGCCTCAAGAATCTGAACTTCTTTGTTTATAGGTTTTTCCTTAACATCTATAGTTGTTACTTCCAATGTCATGAACCATTCTGAGTCAGGTTGTAGTTTTACGTAATCGCCGTCACCTTGTTGTTCGTATAAAACGAAATCTAATTTCTGAATGGAAATAGGGTTAAATAAGCACGTTTGTCTATTAAATGATTTCCATTGTTTATCGTGTATTTTTAAATTATTCGACCCGTCGAATGCTCTCTCTAATGGGATACGTGCAAATAATTGACCGTGTCTTTCATTTAGAATTTGTGCAACTTTAGGTATGTTTTCGCACACAATGTCTACATATTTAGCACCGTTCCCTGTACCCCCACTAGATGTACCAACTTGTGTAATGTAAAAATCAACAATTTTTAAACCGCATACTTTACTTATATCAGATACATGTGTATTAGATGAAAGGTTAAGATTAAACGAAAATGTATTATTTGTACCCGTAACAAAATTTGAATCTATCGTTATATACTGAACTTTTTTAGGTAACTCCTGGAGTGAAACCATCTTGTATTTACTATATAAAAAAATAAACGTAAATAATAGCATGTTTACGTTTTATTCGAGTGTATCTCGTTTATTATCATGGAATAAGACAGACGTGGTAACATCTAAAAATATGTGTGTATCTATAGATACTACAACTACAGAAATAAGAAATCATTTAGATACGATGTTATCACCAGATTCTTCTAGGGATGTGATTAAGACAACAAATGATGCCAATGAAACTATTATTTTAGAATATTCTAAATATGACAAAACATTTAGTCATTATAGGCCTAAGTTTTTTAAATATAAATAAAGAATTATAAAAATACTAAATAAATAAAATGGACTACATGCACTTACATACCGACGATTACAAAATCGCTTTTTGTCAAGCGACAAATGAACTTTGCGAGGATGTTCAAAGGATTATATGGGAAAAATCTCAAAAATACGACTACGAAAATCTCGCATGCCCAGGAGCCCCACGAAAAGCGAATCGAAATCCACGATTCGCGGATGAAAGATTGCAAGCGTTGGTCGGAAAATGGAGAGAAAAGTGGGGAGAACCCTAAAGTTTATAAACATAAATAGATTATTACTACTCTTATATCTATAATGAATAGGGGGGTAAATAGTTGATATTTTGTTGGATAATTTGTATTAAATGTACTACAACGGGTTTGATGTGAGAAAAATTCGGTACACACGTTTTTTTAAATACAAATAAAGAATTTAATAATATTATTATTAAATAAAATGGAAAGTGTAACAACGAATACTCGTACCTTAGTATGTTTAGCACCTAAAAATCGTCGCAAAGTTGTGAAATGTATTCATAAACAAAATGGAGATGTGAATAATGAACAAATTCACGATTCCCAATTAAAAAAATCAAAAGAGTGGTCTATAAGAGAAAAGCAAAATCAAAATAATATTAATAATGAATTATACAATCGTATGCAATTACTTGCTAGTAAAGAATTTAATCAAGAAGATTTTAAACGTCGTGAATATGATTCATATTCACTTATTCTTTATAAAACGCTCATTACTGAAATAAATTTACAGAGACGTGAATTGAAATATCTTTCTCTTTTCGGTGATAAATGGAGATCTACAGATGAAGTGTTTAGAATTGAGCAACGTATAAACACATCATTGAGTAGAATTGAAAGATTAAAAAATCGGGAACGTGATTTTAAGGAAAAATATTTTCAAGATTCGAATTATTTAATTAAGGGTATAGATATAATGTAATATAAATTATAGTAATGTTAAGTATAATAAATCCTGGTAGCAAAACACTCAGAATATCATGTCCCACGAAAAGAAAAGAGGGTATAGTCGAGTATGAAAATATAAAATCTAAAATAAAAAAATCAACTTTGAGATACGGTGCCGTAGTTTCTACGTATCATTTTATTTTTCACACACCCATAGATGGTATATCCGCGAGTTTGGGAACCATTGCTTCTTATGTTTACATAGATTCACTTTCATCGTACGTTGATAATATAGAAAAATCGTTTGGTTTGAATAAAAGGTTATTGGTACCCACGTATCTTGCGTTATTTGAGTCCATGTGGAATTCGCACGATTTACCTTTTGATTTTAATATGGGTGCGACACTTTTTGGGTTTTTGGTATATAAAATGGCTTTTTATCAGATTTTAGCAGAAGAAATTTTAATGAATAACGAAGACCTAAGTCGACTAGATGAAATATAAAAAAATAATTATTTTATGATGTCTCTTTATTATCAACTTTTGAAAAAACACACTAAACTTGAAGAAGTTAAAGATATGAACGATGTTTTTTCTAATATTTTGAGTGGTCGTAAACTTAAAATGGAAATTTGGGGTCTTAAACCAATGGATGATTTTCCATGGAAATCTAAAGATTCTAAACATAATTATATGGGATTTATAGGTTTGAGTAAAGATGAGGGAAGAGACGATATTCGTTTTGTTGAATTTTATCACGAAAATGAAGGGTGCGAAGAAATAATACTTCCTTTTCTTGATATTCTTTTATCAAAATTGAATTCGAATGATAATGAAATGGCTAATATACATGTTAAACATTTCATACTCATTCCTCGTAATGTTTCGGTATATGATAGAGATTTATGGACTCAATATCTACAAAAATATTTTACTGATATAGAGTCCGGTGAAAAATTTATCTCTAAGCATAAAATTCCTAACGTTTTAAACTGGTCGGAACTTAAGAAAACTTTACCAATTAAATCAAACGATAACTAATCTTACTTAAAAAATAATTTACACTTTGTTATATATAATAATGAATAATCTTACTTACGAACTTTTAAGAAACTGTACCACTCTCGTTAAAATTAATTACCTAAACGAACTTTGTTCATATTTGAATGATAAAAAATGTGATGTTTATGGTTTACGTGCTGAATTTGGGTTTCCTGAACATCTCATTCCACCTAATAATCAAAATTTTTTAGCATATATCGGCATTTCTAAGAAAAAAGTAGAAACGTCTTACGGCCAAGCTCATTTTGTTTCATTTTCGTACGAACCGAAAACTTCAATGTATCATTCACCTATTGGTATTTTGGACCACATGTATAACATGTATATGATTGAACAGCAAGATAAACTTTCTGAGGATGCGTATAAGGAGGGAGAAAATTTTTCGGTTGAATTATTTCCTGGTAAAATAACTAAAAAAACTCTTGGGTATTGGAGATGGGTCCTCGATAACGATTGGTCCGTGTGCGATAAGATTTCAATGGACGATCTCATTGACGATTACGAAATTAAGGGACATGTTAATTGGGATGAACTTTATAACATTTTACCTGAAAATATAGATGATGTAAGTACGGAATCTGAAGAAGAAAGTGAAAATGAAGAGGAAATGAATAGTGATGAAGAAGAAACTGACGATGAACTCGAAGATGGTGAACTTATTTTGAGTGATTCTGAAACCTAAGTAGATATAAAAAAACAAATAAAATAAAAAATGCGACCGAACTGTCCCTACGAGAACTGTTATTGCAGAGCTGGTAAGAACGGATTTTGCTTAAAACATAAAGAAATTGGTGAAGCTGTAGAAGCTTTACTTTTATTGTCTAAACAAAACTTAAGTATAAAAAAATAAAATGTCTTTTAACGAATATAATATTATGCATCCAGAACTTTATGCATTTTTAGAACATTACGTTAAAATGAGTCAAGAACTTGAATATTATAAAAAAATGTGTTTGAATACAAACGCGGAAAAAAAAGTTCGTAAGAAAGAAACTATTTTACCTATTCGAAAACGTGTAACTAAAAAAGTAAAGGAATGGGCTATTCAAACACGAGCCAAAGAACTTGGTTTATCGTTTAAAATTTCTAATTGGTTAGAACTTTTAAAATACGATCCGTGTGTATCTAACGAGAGTGAATTTTACAAGAGTTATCTTGAAGAGTATAATACTAGAATTTTGAAATTAAATAATTAAAAAAATACGTATATTATAATAATATTAATGTCTAATGATACCGTTATACTCCATAAAATAATGGGATTTATAGATGATCACTCGGATGAATTATCCGAAGGTGAATATTTGGAAATGTGTAATAAATTGAGGGATATGTTTAGAATTGTATACCCTCAACGTGTTCGAACAATTCCGGATAGTTTACGTGTTAATCCCATGGACATAATTTTTGAAAGGTGTATGGTATTGGTTAGGAAACGTAAATTGCTTAAAAAAAACTTATACTTCAATAAACCCCGAGTTCGTATTACTAAAAAAATTAAACGAGAAGCGCTTCATGCATATTGTGGTGCCATGGATTTACCTTTGTGTGAAACTATGGAAGAGTTGAATGAGTTAGGGCATAGACCACAATCTGATTTTTTCTCAGATTATTTAGAATTAACGAATATACATAGAAGGCGTCAATACGAAATGTATATTAAACAGTTAGACGATATTGAAAATGAGATGAATGTCGTGTGTAATTTTTTTACATCGACACAACGTATTATAGATGCTTTTTATGCAGTTCAAGTGGGTGTTTCTAACCTAAGATAAAAATATAAATAAAAAAAATTAATTTATTAATAATGGAAGCTCTTACAAATTTAATGCAAAAAATCGACCTCAATTCCAAGATTATCTCTGATGGCGATTATCTTGAAATGTGTAACTCGATAAAGGAAGTACATAGAGTTATTAAACAATGTGTACCTCCGCATGATGATACAGAATCAGATGATGAAGATGAACAGCAATATATTATGCGAGAGGTCATGCGTGACGATACTTCAGTTCTACCACCGTCTGTACCTTTTTCTACAGAAAGGAGGAGTAATAGGAGTAGGTATTACGAGGATAATGAATTATCTAACGCGGATGTGGACGACGATGTTCTCATGGCCGACCCAGGGGAATCTCAAGATATTGAAAATGTTATTCGTCAAATATTAAGTCCGGAATTTCGGGTAATTGATGGGAACGGAGGTGTTAGAAATTGGGAGCATATAGAACAAGAAGCTCGTGATCTTGAGGAGGCAGAATTGTTACGATTGGATAATAGAATAAAAGAAACGCAACGTTCGTTGAATAATCTGAAACCTCGACAAAGAATTACGGAGGTTGTTCGTAAAATGGCCGTGCAAAAACGTGCACACGAACTTGGTTTTCGTTTACCGAGAAATACAATCGGTGCTCTTTTGGATAAGGGTCACAATGTTGGTAATGCAAGAGTTTTTTATAAACAATATCTCGATGAGTATAACGAGGAAATTGAATATAAAAGACAGGATTTGACCGATGATTTGGAAGATTTATTAAGAGATAAGTATAACCTTTTAGAACAAATGAATTTAGAAGTATAGGTTTTATTTTTATTTAAATATAATTTTACACCATTTTTCATTAATATTACCTATTGGTGAATATTCAAAGAGTATATGTATTAATGCACCTGTTATTATTAACACACCTACCCCGTTATATATGTATTTGGTTAAACCCATGAATATAATTTGTAATAAAATGCCTATAAAAAGTGCTTCGGAAATGACTGTAGTAACAGGCCGGATGTTCATTTATATTTATCAAATATTTTATATTGAGATATATAAATGATACTCGTATTCGTTATAATTTTATTTATCATTTTACTTTTGTGTAATTGTCGATTTTTTACACGGGAAAAGTATACGATAAATTCACTCGGTATTAATTGGAGAAACAAGGCGGGTGTTTCTGGTACGGTAGATAAATGGATCTTGGTTTTATACGATAAAGACGGTGAAAACATACACCAAACCGAGGATAAATCACCCCAGAACCTTCAAAACTTCATGGACGTGAGTTTGAATGCCATTGAAAATAAAAAGTTTGGTTCTGAAATTATAGGTAACAATACACTTAGCGTATATTATAACAGTATAAGTGACGATACGAAAGTTTATTCGAAGGATATTTCATTTGCTAAAGACGATTTTAGTGCATCTTTATCCGATATAACGACAAAAGAATCTGATATACAAACGTGGGGTGAACTGAAAGCTCACGCAGAAACACTCGACGAAATACTTGGTTCGGATGATGATACTAAAGTATACGTGTACCCCAAAGATGATACAAAAGATCTATACAAATGTATTAATGCGAATGCGTGTAATATATACGATCCTAAGTGGTGGGTACGAAAAACCTGTTTTATACTAGAACTCGGATTTGAAAAAACGGGCGATATCGGTTATTTTTACCCGAATTTTCCAAGTTTGGGACATGAGGATAAGTACTTCGGCGTGAATTCGTCAAAAGAAGTGAGAATGACGTGTAAAGACGGTTGTAGTCTCAAACCACAAAAATTTTATTTGGAAAAACCGACGGGTGTTTCGGATACAGGTACAGTCAAATACGGACAATTCGTGTACATAGATACTAACGGTGATAAATATTACATGTACTTATCATCTGAAAATAAACTAAAAGTCGCAAAACTATCTGATATTAGCGATACGTCTAGTACGGTATTCGAGTTTAGATACTCTAAGGATTGTGAATCGTATTGGGAAACTGTTAAGAAAAATAAAGTGGATGGACTATGGAAATTCGGAAATGACGTATACGATTGTGGACCCGAAAAGAATCCGACTATACACAATTGTAGAAAGTGGAAACATGTACTCATAAATGAGGAAGGTAATGGTACAGCTTGTACTTCCAAAGAAAAAAATCGAAAATACCAAAACGGTTTTGTTATACAAACACAATGGCCTAAGAAAACAACAATTGATGAATTAAACGCGAACACGACAGGTTATCTTAATACCGTTTTAGAAAGTATTATTGAGGTAGATAATAATATTGACCCTAAAATTGATCCAAACAAAAACAAAGATTTAATAGATGACCCGGATTATACCCCGCAATATTATAAGAAAGAATACGATGCCCAAAACAAAGCGTACGCTGATGCTAAGGCGATACAAGATGCAATTAATTCTTACGATTTAACGGGTGGTTTTACATGTTATATTTATGGCTTATATATGAAAAATATACCTGCACAATATAGTTCAGGTGGAACAAAAAAACAATGTTTTAATTGGTGGGGACAAAGGGTGTGTTGGACCATCGCTTCACCACCACAGTTAATTAGTCCTGCGAGAATAGAATTAACGAGCAAGGACGATTCAGAGTATTTTTCCGTACCATCTAATTTTAATAATAAAATACCAGATCTTACGCGTACGGGTATTGTGGACTTTTCTAATAAAACAAAGGCGACGGATAATATTATATTATCATCTAAGAATTTTAGTAAGTATGCCGTGCGTTGGCAAGGTCAGTTTGTACCTAAAGTGAGTGGTACACATACATTTTATACAAAATCCGATGATATGAGTTATTTGTATGTAAACGGAAATATGATTGTTAATAATGGAGGTGAACATGATACACGAGAAGAATCAGGGACGGTTAATTTGGACATTGGTAAAGTGTACCTTATTGAAATACTCTTTAGTGAAAATTACTATGGTGATAATATAATAGTATCGTTCCATGAACCAAACGGGGATAAAAAAACAAATTTCGATGGGTACATGATTAAGGATGATAAAACGTGTGCATCCGGTATGTTTGGTGGTGGAAGTGATAATGGGATTACTGATTACGAACACTGTTTGGTATGTGCACATAAATGGGAACCTGGTTACCATAAAAGAACGATAAATTGT